GTATATGGGTGATGTCTTAACTCCATATAAAGGTATGCCTAAACGTGATCTTATTTTGTTTCCGCATCGTATTGCTCCAGAGAAGCAAGTTGAAATCTTTAGAGATTTAAAACACTGGTTGCCGCAATATGAGTTTGTTGTCTGTCAGGATCAACAATTAACAAAGAACGAATATCATAATTTGTTAGGCGAAGCTAAACTAGTGTTCAGTGCTAATCTACAAGAAACACTCGGTATTAGTTGTTACGAAGGTGCTATTGTTGATGCTGTTCCTATGGTGCCAGATAGACTCAGTTATACAGAAATGTACTTTGATATGTTCAAATATCCAAGTAAGTGGACTGAAGACTATAATTCGTATACCACTTTTAGACCTGACTTATGCCGTGCTATTATATCACACATGGACAATTATAAAACAAGATTGCCTATGTTGAAAAAACAAACGGAGGCTCTACATGAGCAATTCTTCTCAGCAAACGACCTCATTAGACGATTTGCTTAAAGATCTAACAATAGATCTATCAGATACTACTACTGTAACTGGTAGTATGAGTGATTATTCGTCGTATAGTTATGACTCTAATACAATGTCAACTATAACCCTAAGTTCGGCTATTAGCATTTGTCCTACTACCACTGCCACTACTATAAACACTATATCAATTGACAATAGTTCAATTGTTTGGCCGATGTCAGCCGAGTGGGTCGACTGTTTTCCAGAATGGCATAGAGTCGAAGATATGTGTAAAAAGTATCCAGGTTTAGAAATAGCTTTTAGAAATTTTCAAACTGTTTATCAATTAGTAAAGGATGATTATGATAATCCAACTCCTAAAAAATAAATTCTTTAATTTTTTAGAACGTGCTGATCGTAAAAGAATTATTATGGATCGTGTAGATAACGAGCCATATCTTGAACGCTATTATGTCTTTCTCAAAGATAGAACATGGTTTCCATTTAATGTGTTTGTACACAAGTTTCTTAAGTCAGACCCCGATGATGTGCATGATCATCCCTGGCCCTATGCAACTCTAATCCTTAAAGGTGGATACTATGAATGGACTCCTGTGTTTGATAGCAAAGGTAAAATGATTGCAGAGACCTGTACATGGAGAGGTCCTGGACATTTTAGAACGTGTGGTGCTAACAGCTATCATCGTATTGAGCTTGATCCCAATATAACTGCATGGACTTTATTCATGCCGGGACCACAAAAGAGAGAATGGGGATTTCTCGTAAAGAATAAATGGATACCAAATGGCGACTATCTCGAAGCCCGTAAACAACATTAAAAATGGGCTAGTTGGCAGTACCGTAACTGTTGGTCCAGGATACGGTGCTATACCACCAACTCATAATCTTCCAGGGCATGTGGGTACTACTCCACCGTTAACTATTGGGCAAGTTTATACAACTAATAACACTGGGGCATTTCTAACAAATGGATCCAACGGTACTAGTTGGTCTAATCCAAATGATAACGTAATGGTTGTCAGTAACAATCCGGCTAGTTTAGAAGTTAAAGGCAGAGTTAAAATTAACGGGCGAGACTTAGAAGAACGGTTGGACACAATTGAAAAGGTCTTGCAAATTCCCGAAAGAGATGCTATACTTGAAAAGAAGCATCCAAAACTAAAAAAGATGTACAATGATTATATTAACGAACTTGCCAAGTATAGGATGTGGCATGCAATTAAAGGAGACACTAGTGAATAACGTACAGCAAAGAATGCAAGAATTGATGGAGCCTATCAATCAACAAATTATGATGTGTGACGACAGAAATGATCAGCTTATGTTGGCTTGCGCTATGATGACTACTGTTAAAGATCTATTTGATTTGCATATTGGTGAAGATGGTCGTAAACAAATGTTTAAAGATTATGTATGAACAAGTATATTATTGATAACGCTGAATTCAAACTGTTAGTTACTGGTATTTGTAGAGAAATTTCTGCAACCGACTGGAGACCAGACTACATTGTAGGCATTACTAGAGGTGGGCTATTACCTGCAATAATGATTAGCCAATGGTTTGATATACCTATGCAATCATTAGATGTTAGCCTCAGAGATAATAATATATGTGTTAGCAATCTCAGTATGGCTGAAGATGCATACGAAGGTAAGAACATTCTTATTGTAGATGACATCAACGATACTGGTGCTACATTAAATTGGATTATGCAAGATTGGCCAAGTGGTTGTCACCCTGATGCAATTAGATGGCCAGATATATGGAATAATAATGTTAGATTTGCAACAGTAGTAGATAATCTAGCCAGTAAGTTCAATGCCATAGTAGACTATGCAGGAATGGAAGTTAACAAAGCAGAAAAAGATGTATGGATTGAATTTCCGTACGAGGAGTGGTGGACTAAATGACTGAAGATGAAATTAGAATGAAAATATCACAAGTAGATGCTGATATTGAAAAAGTTAGAGGACAGGACAATGCTGATAAGAAAGCAAACATGCTCCGTCAGTATAGAGAGTTTTTACTAGACCAATTGAATAACCTATCAAATGAATGATTTAGAAAAGGCATTAAATGAAAAACGAGCTCCTTGGACAGAAATTGAATACCGAACAAAAGACTTTTGGGTCTTCAGAGACATATATCCAGTTACCGAAGGGCATTTGTTATTTGTGCCTACCCAAGAGCAAGGTAACAATCTCTGGGAATGTTTCAAAGCAGCCTACAAGTTCGGGTATGACGGAGTTGCGTCAGAAAGATGGGATGCTTTTAACATTGGACAAAACTGCGGCGAGGCTGCTGGTCAAACAGTAATGTATCCGCACGTACATATGATACCAAGAAGACACGGAGACATGGAAGATCCTCGAGGAGGTGTTAGACATGTTATCCCTGAGAAAGGAAATTATAAAAAATGAGTGACGGTGGTAAAGGATCAAGTCCAAGACCATTTAGCGTAAGTCAAGAAGAATTCGCTAATAGTTTTGAAAAAATATTTGGTAAAAAGGAAAGAAACATGCAAGTACGAGTTAAAGAAGATGCTAACGAAATTGGCAAGTGTGGGTGCGGTCGTAGCCCAACTGGAAAATGTATTGGTTGGCACGGACTAACTGAAGAAGCATTCAAAGAACGTCTTGAAAAATATCAAACAGGTCAACAGGATCTAAGTGGAAAAGATCTCTAATCGAGTTGTTGTGTTATGGGATAATCAGAACGGGTTCTGGTGGAACGAAACTTGTGCTCTAGTATTAGAAGTATTCGGGTTGCCTGGCGGACGTTACGAATCTCGGCCGTCACACGATGCAATGTTTTTTGATTTTAAGAATGATAAAGACGCAGACTTATGTCGTATATTACTAAGTGAGAGATTATGATAGTATTTCAAAATCAGTGGGAAACATTTGAGTCTTTTGATTTTAGTAATTTAATCACAAATGAAGATCAACAACTAGCAATGGACGATATTAGAGCCATCATTAGTTCTGGAAAATATTTTACTAATAGTCCGTTGTATCAAACCAATGTAAATATATTTGGACAGCCGGGCGAACACTGGATGAAATTCAAAATGAGTTTTATCTTTAGTTGTTTCATGTACTTAAAACAAGAAGTAAAAATTGATCAAGTGCAGAGTTGGAGTTTTATGACTTCAAATAAAACTGTAGAAAATAGAGATAAATTATGGCATACTCACCAATATGGTAGCGAAAGAACACTGTCGGGCATATACTACTTACATATACCAGACGATGTCACAGACCTAAATACATGTGGCACAGAGTTTGCTGTAAACGGAATTGACAAACCTGAACGCTGTACAGTTAAACCAGAACAGTATAAATGGTTAATCTACCCAGGAAAAACTTGGCATAGACCTTGCCCGCCGCAGTCTAGTCAAGATCGTTTTATAATTGCGGCAGATATGGTTTTTTAAAGGAAAGAAAAATGAAAACATTACACGAATTAGTTGCTCATACAGCCCGTGAAGCAACCATTAAAGAACACGAAGGCTTCCGTGTTCGTATGGAAAAACACGAAGTACTAAGTCCCAAAGGAACATTCAGTCTTGATTTTATTCAAGAAAGTCTAAAAGACGGTACTGTAGTGGATAGCCAAACTTATAATTTCTTCATGACAAAAGAAGAACTTGAAAAATTGGCTCACGCAATTACATTATAAAACTTTGAGTAATTATAGGTTGATAAAACCTAAATAAAGTAGTATAATAACACAAAGACATCCACGTCGATAACTCGGAGATTAAATTGACAGAATCCATAACATACAAAAATCTACTTGCTGGCGCAGAACAGCAAGGCGATGACGACAAAGGCTATCAAGAAGCATATCTTGGAGATCATCTTCGTTTTAAAATGAAACGAGATGGCAAAAGATTTTGGGCTGGAGACAATATTAGCGACTACTTACACAAAGGCGATGTAGAGAAACTAATTGATGAAGCAGAAGAAGCATTTGAACTAGTGCTGGATCGATTACTAATTGATCGTGAAAACGATCCTAATAGTAAAGGCACAGCAAGACGACTGGCTAAAATGTACTTTAACGAAATAATGGCAGGAAGATATGAAACACCCCCAGATGCAACAGCGTTCCCAAATGATTCGGCGGACCGTTATGAAGGTATGTTGGTTGTTCGTAGCGAGCTTCGCAGTATGTGTAGCCATCATCACCAACCTGTGGTTGGCGTTGCTTATATTGGTATTATTGCCGCTAATACACTTATTGGTCTTAGTAAGTATACCCGCATTGCTCAATGGTGTGCCCGTCGAGGCACTCTCCAGGAGGAACTTTGTAACGACATTGCCCGCGAGATTGGCAAAGCTACTGATTCAGAAAACGTAGCAGTCTATATTCAAGCAGTACATGGATGCTGTGAGAATCGTGGAATTATGGCACACTCTAGTCTAACACAGACTACGGTGCTAAAAGGCACGTTCAAAGATGATCCCCATACAAAGAAAGAATTCTTTGACAATATCAAACTGCAACAAGAGTTTGCACCACGATGAGATACATTACTAACAAGTTTGAGAGTATTCGTTTTCCAGTAGAGGAAGGCTTGTTAGAATGGTTGCAGGAAAATTATCCTGCTTCTAAATATTATATAAAGGAAATGTAAAATGACAAAACTAACTAAATTGGCAAAAGTAAATGAATCAATCACCATCAATCGTTACGATAACGGTTGGATGGTAGAAGTCGGTGGGCGTGACGGCGAGGGTGAATGGAAAAACGCTAAAGTTGTATGTAACACAGAAGAAGAAGTTCTTGCTGTAGTTAAAGAATACAACGCAATGGATTTAGATAATTAAGGAGAACTAATATGTTTGGAACAAATTATACAGGTAGCGGTACCCTAAGTTACCGCAGTGCTGGTGAAATCAATTCAGCAATGGGTCGTGTTTACGGACACATGAGTCTTGCTGTTATTGTATCAATGATAGTCAGTTACTTTGTAGGTACAAGCCCAGAGTTACTAGAATTCTTTTTTACAGGTGTACTAAAGTGGATTGTAATCTTTGCTCCACTTGCGGCAATTTTTGGTATCAGCTATGTGTTAGGTAATAACCCTAGTAAAGGTACTGCACAACTATGCTTACATGGATTTGCGGCATTAATGGGGTTGAGTTTTGCTACAATCTTTGCCGTATTCAATATGGGCAGTATTGTTAGTGCGTTCATGGGTGCGGCAATCTTGTTTGGCGTAATGAGCGGATACGGTTATTTTACCAAGAAGGATCTAAGCTCAATGGGGCAAATGATGTTTGTTGGATTAATTGCCATTATCATTGCCAGCATTGTGAACATCTTTATTGGCTCAACTGTAATGCAAATGGTAACCTCAGCATTAGCTATCATTATCTTTTTAGGTCTTACTGC